TTTCGTGATTTCTGGCGGGAGGGACACGACTCATCTCCAGCAACATTCCCGGTGCGGACACATCTTGCAGCGCCAGTCCGAAGCGTCGTCATAGGCGCGTGGGAGGAGCTCACTGTTGCGTGTTGCCTCAATGATGTTCAGGGCGCGATCGGACCAGAGCTGCGCGCGTTCAGCGTCGAACGGCACGAGGAAATGCAGCCATTCACAGGTATCGGCGTTCGTCACCGTGAACAGCGCGGGATTGGTGATGTTTAAGTACGCCTGATAGAGCGAAACCTGTGCGAGATAGTGCGGGTATTTTTTCCCGAGCCCGTCGCGCTCGATCTCTTTCCAACCCTTGGCGTTGAGGGCCTTGTGCTCCCAGATCAGCGGATAAATCAGATAAGCGCCCGGCAGGTTCGGGCCATGAATAATGATGCCGTCCGCGTGTCCGCGTAGCGCACCATTCAGGGCGGAGAATCCGAGCGCATCCCGCGGGGCGCATTTGAAGCCGGCCGCGACGAGGTGCCGGCGCATGCGTTCCTCGAAATAGTCTCCGCGACGGAACCTCTCGCGCGTTTTGGCCTCGTGTTCGGGCTTGCACCACCAGTCGAATTGAATGCGCCGCAGGCATTCGTGCCCAACCTGTGACGCGCCAAGGTACGGACGCGGCTCCTCCGCCGCCGCCGCAACGGCGCGCGCGATCGCATCGTTGACGGCAGTGTTGATTGGTTCGATCGAAAGATTGACGCGGTTAAAGTCCATTTGGGAATTCCCGCACCAACAGGTCGGCCGGAATTGGCTTCTTGCCAGTCATCTGCTTCATGAAGAAAGGAATGCCGCGTGCGCGACATTGATCACGCAGCGCTCGCGCCCAGGCTGGGTCCATCATGCGTGCGCCCAGCCCGCTCTCGCCGCCGCAGATGATCCAGTCCGGAACCTGTGTGCCCGTGATGATGAGTGGCCCCAGTGCGGGCTCGTAGCTGATAAAACGCACGCGGGCTGGAATGTCGCGCAGGATGGCCCAGCGCTTCTCATAGTGCAGCTGATCTTCTGCCGTCACACCAAGCCAAACGTTCTGGGGTGCCTCTAACCAAGGCGCTAGCCGCCAGTAGTTCTCGATTCGCTTCGTGAGTAGCTGCCAAATAAGTTCCGGCGTTGCTTCAATCTCGCGCGCAAGATCGGCGCGCCATTGCGGTGGCACTTGATTGTCTAGCCAATCGGCGTGCGAGGCGCAGAACACGAGCACACGCTCGCCGCTTTTCTGCGCGGCCTTTGCCCAACGCCGCGGTCCCTTCCAATACTCTACCGAGGTGCGCCGGCGCTCGCCGTGCGGGCCCCACTGCACAAGGTGGAAGCGATGGTCCATCTCGCGCTCGGCGTAGCAACGGTCGCAACCAGGCGACACCTTTTGGCATCCAATCCACGGATTGAAGACCCGTCCATGCGATCTTGCTGATGTTGGCCATAATCTCAGGCCTCAAATACCGATCTCGTCGTTGAATTCGTCCGGTGTCATTAACGGCCCGCCGGCGGCCGCGTTGGCCTGGCGCGCGATCACGCTAACGCTCGATTTACGGGTGATGCCTTTCTCGCTCAGGTCACGCGCGATCATTGCCTTGCGGATCAGCCGCATGGCCCTGAGCAGAAACTCGACCATGGTCTCGCGCGGCCAATCGGCGAGCGGCTTTGACCAGTCGATGTCCTTACATTCGTCCACCAGGTCGGGCAGGATCGTCGCCACCGCACCGGCGTCCCACGGTTGCGGGTCGAGCGCGACCAGTCTGATGGTGCGCTCGGCGTCGACCTGCTCTGCGGTTGCCTGCTCGGCGCGCTTGCCGATCCAGGCGAACAACATCGCGGCGAGGATCCAGCCCCATTCGGTGTCGCTCAGCCGCCCGATCGGCGTGCCGGGGGGAATGGGGCCATCCATCTGGACGACCCCCCGCGCACCCGCAATGGCGGCGGCGGTAGCGTTCCGCTGCCACTGGTCTTCGAGCGCGGAGAGGCTGACCTCTCCGACCGTTTTGATCTTCCTACCCATGGTCATGCCCACGACGGCCGCGCGACCGGTGTGCTGGGTGCGGCGGGCGCTGCGCCGCCACTATTCCCACCATTGAAGGGCGGAGCCTGCTCGACAGGCTTCCACTCCTTCTTGTCCTTTGTGATCACCGAGCCGATGACATTCTTGTCGGCATAATTCTCGCCGGTGAAATTGCCAGCGCTGTCTTTTTTCGGCGCGCCCTTCTCGATGCCGAGCTTGACCATGAAGCACATACCCTCAAAGTCTTTGAGGGAGACCGTACGGGCGGCACGCGCCTCGGCGCTGATGTCGTCCGGCATGAGCCCCTTTGCGCTGTCGATGATCGCCTTCAGCACGCGGCGGGTGATGTCGGCGGCCTGGGCCTGACCATCCGTGGTGCCGGAAACGACCATGTATTCCCAGAACTTCCGACCTTTGTACTTCCCGTCGACGATGGTGAACTCGATGTCGAGCATCTCGCAGTCGCCCTTCGCGCTGCGCTTGAGCACGCCGTCCTCGCCGGCGCCGCCGTAGCGGAGGTGAAGAGAAATCGTCACGACCTCGCCGGCGGGAATGACTTCGAAGTCGCGCGGCGGCGGTGCGTCGCTGTAATCGTAAGGCATGGTTGCCTCCTCTATGTTTGCTCAGGGGGAACGGTGATGAACGGCTTGCGCTGACCTGGTTCGGTCAGTTTCTCGAGCAGCGCGCCGAGATTTGGCGGCTCGAGCTGCTCGAGTTTTCCGCTTCTATCTTTGGCCGGATACCCCCACACATTTGGGTTCGTACAAATGAACGCGCGCACGGGCTTGCGATCGCCGAAATCGATCCACTGCATCGTGATGATCTCGTCGACGATTCCAGGTATTTCGCGCCCGGTCTTTCCACCCTCGATCTGCGGCCGCCAGGTCGAGATATTGAGGTCGTCAGTGTGCCTCTCGAGTATCGTTACGAAGACGACGGTCCGCTCGCGCGCATGCTGCAGTTGATTTAGCCAGCCCAGCATGCTTCGGGCGCACAGCCCGTAGATCGCGCGTAGATCCTTCTTACCGCGATCGGTGAAGGCCTCGGGCTGCAATTCCGACCAACCGAGGCAGAGCCGACTCGCGGCACCCAACGAGTCGACGAACAGCGTCTTGAACGACATGAGCTTCGCCAGCTCGGGGTTCTTCATCACCTCGGCGAAGTGTGCCTCGCTATAGGCGGCGGTCGGCGGCAGAGCTGGATTCGGGCCGCCCAGAGCGCATGCGATGTCACGGCATTCGCTCCATAACCGCGGACGCACGCTCGCAACCGCAAGATCGGCTATGGCCAGGTCCCCAGCCTCGATGTCGACGAGCAGGGTCGAGGTCAGCAGCTCCTGCCTGAAGGTCCGGAGCTGCGACGTCTTGCCGACTCCGCTTGGGCCCACGAGCAGGATCTTGGGGCCGCTCTTCTGCGCGAGGCGATCGTCCGCCGTGAAGATCTTCATGGCGCGTCGCCCTTCTTACGCTCGGCCGCCATCACGACTTCGGCAGCGAGTTCGATTGGAACGACGACAAGCAATCCGCGGCGATCAGCGCGAAGGATTAGTAGGTCAGCACCGTCCAGCCGATCATAGAGCCTGCGAAAACCACCACCGCGGCATTTCACTTCGCAGCGCAAGTCCCGACCAAGTACCGGCACACTGACGTCGCCACCGAAGCGACCGCGCGCGGCGCCACTGAGTGGCACGCGCTCGGCCGCGAGACCGCGGTCCTGCAAGAGACGTACGATCGCCCGCTCCGTGCGATTACCCTTGTCTCGAGATGCACCATCGCCGGTCATGGCACATCCAATTGTTCGCGCTTGTAGCTTTCGAGAACCGCACCATCGCGCTCATAATGCGCTTCGATGATCGGTGGCGGCATTTGCTTGGTGCGGCTTTCATATGCTGCGCGCGCAAGACGTACGCCGCGGCCGAGATTCAGGGTCATGCCCGATTGAAACGTGGTCATGCGCGTGACCTCGCCATCCGTGAAGGTGGCGACGAACGTCGGTGAAGCACGAGGTCTTCGATCGGAAGCCGGTTTCATTGGTCTTTCCCCCCTCGAAAAATAATGCCGCCCACGTTTACGTGAGCGGCACCACTACGCAGTGAACTTCCCCGTCCGCTTTTACGCGCCGGGCGGGACGCTGTTGCGCCAGGAATTTACTCCGCGGCCTTCACATTCCGCGTGAGGGGCTCGATCATGTCCGACCAAACCGCCTCGATGCCGATCACCTCCGCAGCCTTGGTGCGCTGCGAGGGGGAGCTATCGGCGATGAGGACGTTCAGTTCGGTGGTCAGCCGCGTCACCCGGTAAAAGATCCGCAACGCCATCGGCGTCGCGCTCTTGAACGCCCTCAGCAGCTCGACCGCAGGCTTGAGCAGCTTCGCCGCTTTCTGAACGCCAATCTCGCCCCGCCGGACCTGGTTAACCCAAGCTTCAAGCACCCAACCATTGCGGACCGCCTCGTCTAAAATCAGCCCTCCGCTGACATAGGCGATGCAGCTGCCGCTTCGATCAGCTGCCTGTTGAAGGGTGATTCCGCCCTTGCGATAAAGGCCGACTCCAGTCTCGGCCCGGAGGAACGCCGCACGCTCTTCGTCACGGAAATGGCGGCGGGGAGACCGCCGACCATTCTTAGGAACCGGCTTGAATATCGCCGGCAGTTTGACCATGTTGTCCATGGTCCACCTCTTAGGACCCAATGAAGCTAGGGGATCGGCGCTGATATCGCCGATCCCCTTTTCCATGCCGAGGGCGGGTCCGAACCTCTCGGGGATTCCTGGGCGGGTTTGCCCAGAAACTGGTTTACCTCCTCTGCTTTGTTCGCTTTCGCGCCCGGTGTTTCGGA